AATAAAAGAATATTATTTATTAAAATAAAATTCTTATATTTGTATAACGAAAAATAATATTAAAATGGATGCAGAAACCAAAGAGGTAGTAAAGAACATTGCTCAGATTCAAATTGAGGCATTGACTAATATCAAAAACAATATCACTACAACAGAACCCGATTTACTCAGGAAGTTGTTACAGATAAACGATGAAGAGATGCTTGATTCAGTCAATCATCATATTCAGATTTACGAAGAGATATACGATATGCCTCAATTGATAAAGACTCTGAATGAATATCAATTATATATCTGTTCTCATATCCTATTCAAAATGGAAGACGAATGGATACATAATTTATCTCAAGGAGTTTACGGGGCATGGGAACTATTACATAGAGAAACCAATAAATTTCATCCTGAACTCACACTAATAATTTAATTTTAATTATGGACAAGAACGAATACTTAGAATCAGTTGAATTGAACACTGGAGTTGAAATGATTCCCTGCGAATCCTCAAACGTTGAAGGCTACGGATATAACTCCAAAAACAAACAACTTTGGATTGCTTTCAAAGGCAACAAAGTTTACCGTTATGATGGTGTACCTAAAGAAATCTGCAATGAATTACATTTAGCAGAGTCCAAGGGTAAATACGTTTCTTCCAATATCAGGAACAAGTTTAAAACTACGGGATATGAACTCAGGTCTTAAGAAACTACCTATCATAGGTCTGGCAGGATTTATACTAATTGGATTGGCTATAGGCTCAAAACCTACACCCGATGCAAGCAGGATAAATCCTGCTCCGTCGTTTAAAAAGAACGATGTACCAGAAACTAAATACAGTTTCTCATTTGCAGATAAGCCTAAGTCATTAATGGATTCAATCCAAGAAATGGCAAACCGATTAGGGAAAAGAATCTATGAATATCAGGTAGAAATAGAAATCATTCCAGAGAATCAAATCTACCAGATAAGTAATTCTGGATATCAACAATACGAAGTTACTAGAAAAGGAGTAGGATACTCCCATACCTGGGTTAAATTCTACACTGATAAGAAATTAACTTACCAAGATGCTATTAAGTTTGCAGAAAAGTATCCAGAAAAATGTATACCCTTTGTACCTACTCCCAAGGCTAAATCAGAACTCGATTATTATAACGAAAACCTGGACGAATATTTATCAGACCCAGAAAACGAGATAGACTATGCTCCAGAGATCTTCGACTTCTTAGCTGATTAACCTCAGCTATTTAAAAATATTCTTTTTATTTTATTGCTATATAAAATATTATTCTTATATTTGCAATGTGATAAGAAATTAATTCATTTATAAACATTTTAAATATAGACATTATGAAAAAGAATGAAAACAAGGTTGCTAACCTTATCAGTAACAAAGTTGCTCAACAGTTAGAAGGAATTAAGGATGCTACATCCAAGTCTAAAACTACTAAGGCCAAGGGAACTAAAAAGACTAAGGCTCAATTGGTAGAAGAATCTCAAGAAGCTGCCAAGAAATTTGCAGGTGCTAAATTGGTTCAGACTACCCCAGAAGAACCAAATCCCACAAAGAAAACCTCTAAAAAGGCAGAGGTAATAAAGGATGTTGAAAAACAACAGAAACCCTCTATCATTGAAAAGGTAATCTCCAACCGGGAAGTAAAATATGTATATCCAGAGGATGTAGTAGATACTCTTGCCCGGAAGAAATGGAGACAACAAACTCGCAATGAACTTCACAGACTTGAACGGGAAATGTTCCGTATCAAGGACCAAAACTCCAAAGAATACAAGAAAGCTGCTAAGGCATACGAGGACTTCAAGAATAAAGTCCTCAAGCCAGAACAAGTTGCTTGATTTTACCTTTCAGGGAAGGTACCCAACATCAGAGTACCTTCCTCATTGTATTAACCTTCTAAAGGTATAAAAATGGATTACACTATATTCTCCGCAAAGGAGATGTTAAAGCAAGATAAGGAGTTGGTGGAGTTGCATAAGAGATGCGTTAAAACCTACTTAGTTCAACGTTCACTTAAACATAGAAAGATTAAGAAGTTCTTTATTGTATACGATTGGTATATTAACACAAGTAATATAAGGAACTTCTTCTTCAGGCCTGTATCTATATTTGTTCAGGCATTACTCTTGGGACAATTAGACGAAATATCAGATTATGTAAATAAAGACGGTTATGGTAAGAAACATAAGAAAAGAAGAAATAGAAAAGGTTGAGGTAGTTTATATCAAAGGTAAATATTCCTATAAAACCCAATATAATGTAATTAGTGGGAAGAAGCATAATATACTTTATGCAGGACCAGTTAATGCTTTGCAACCTGCACTAGAGAATATCATGATGCTGGTTAGGAATCCAACCAGAAGAATATGCACAGAGTCTAGAAAGACACTAAAAAGGCTTGAGGAAAAGGCAACTAACCTAAATAACTTCAAGGACCAAGGTATAACCCATATAATTATCTATGTATGTTCACAAATATAGTCAAAGACCTATACATAGGCAAATCGAAACTAAATATCCGATTTCAGAATCAAATTATAGAACCTGAAACCATAGTAGATACCTTGGGTGTACCTTATCCTAAATTAAAGGAATACCCTACCTATCCAGACTATGTAATAATAGGCAACTTTGATGGTAAGGATATTTTTGATATTCAAATGGGAACTAATACCCATGCCTTGTTAATCACAGGAATCCCTAAAGGTGCCAAGACTTTAGATTGGTACAGGGTAAAGGAAGCAATCTGGTCCTCCTATTATGAGGATAATTACCGAGGATATTTATTCCAGGTCCAGGATGCAACCAAGAAAGTAACACTAAAGGCTTATCCTTTAGAAACAATTAAAGAGTAAATATATGGAAGCAATAGATTACGTAAAGTTATTTAAACTCGACCAAGAGAATTACGACTTTAAAAGGGAAGAGTTTATTTCCGAATTAGGTAAGGAGTTTCTAGATTATTGCCAAACTACCACCATAGGCATTAATCCTAAGACTCATAAGTTATATTATTATAGGTTTAGGGAAATTGTTAAAAATTTCGAAAGTAAATTTTGGGCAATATCTAAGCTTAAGGTAGGCGAAGGATTTACACAGAACCTATGGAATGCTTTCTTTGCTACTCAGGTAGTACCTCTAAGAGCAAAGATATTCCCTGACATTCAAAAGTTCATTGAGAAAAGGAAAGAAGAATACCTCAATGAACAAGACAAAAAATTATCGACCTATAAAAAGGGAAATCATGGCAAAGGAAATCCTAGACCTTCACGGCAATAAATTTATTGCCAAGGATTGGAAACTTTGCCTTAATATCCCCATAGGTAAATGGGATAAATTGGTTTTCACCAGGGATTATGTCTCTGGTGATTCCTTTAATTTAGGTGTAAAAGGAAAAACCTATAAGGCATATTTCTATAACCTTAGTATTAATTGCTATGTATGTTATAAGTTAGAGCTAATAGGATATGATGAATCTAAAGATATAAGAAAGGCTTATTTATATGGCAAAAGAAGATAAAATAATAAGATTCCCTCGTCCTATGGGTACTACTGCAATGGCTTTAGAATACCAGAAGACACACGAAGAGGAATTATTGGTCAAGGTACAGAATTACCTTATTAATCAATGGTTAATGGGTAATGGGGTTTTATGTGGAGTAACATATGATATCAATTCATTCTCTAATAGGTTAGGGATTGATATAGAATATGTACGAGTATTCATGAGAGACAGATTATTGTCTTCTAGAATATGGGATAAAGATAAACAAGAAGAATTACTTAACGCGTTACTGGGAGAACAACTAGCATGGGCATTAGAAGATAGGATGGAAATATCTCATCAGTTGCAAATCTTAAGGGATTCCCAAGGAGGTAAATATACTCCATTTATCTCATCCGAGGTTAATAAGACATTGAAGCTTAAGTTGGAATCTTCTACATCATTACAATCAATTATTCGTAACCTTACTGGAGGCAATACAACTAATATCTTCAATCAGTTTAATCAACAGAATAACCTCAATACTGAGAATAC